GGGGCGAGTACTACGGTCTCGAGCCGTGGGGTGAGGAGCGCGGTGATCTGCGCTCCGGCATCGTCGCGTCGGTGATCGCGAACGTGAACCGCGACGCGAAGAAGCAGCCGCAGGCGTTCGAGCCGGCAGACTTCATGCCGTATTACGAGAAGCCGAAGCCGACCCCCGAGCAGCTCGCTCACAAGATCCGCGCCGCGCTCGGAGGGTACCGCTAATGGCGACCGTTATCTCGACGATGGGCGTCAAGATGGACCTCGACGCGTCGGGGTTCAACACGAAGATGGACGATGTCGGGCGAAAGCTCGACGCCGTCGGGACCCGACTCCGGGACATCGGGACCACGCTGACGACGCGCTTCACCGCGCCGATCGTCGGCGGGTTCGCCCTCGCGGTGATGGCCGCCTCAGATCTCAACGAGAGTATGAGTGCGGTGGGCACCGTATACGGAGCTGCCGCTGACGGGATCATTACTGCTTCCGAAGACGCGGCAGGCAGCGTAATGATGAGTCAGCAGCAGTACCTCGCAGCGGCTACGCAATTTGGTGTGTTTGGTCAGGCTGCGGGAAAGACTGGCGACGATCTCGCAAAGTTCGGCAACGATAGCATTAGAGCCGCTGCCGACCTCGCATCTTTTTACAACGTGCCTGTCGATGAGGCTCTCGATGCAATCGGGGCAGGACTTAGAGGAGAAGCAGAGCCCCTATCTCGATTTGGCATCATCATGAACGAGGCAGCCCTGGAAGCCTATGCTTTGGAGGCAGGCATCTGGAATGGTGTCGGAGCTATGACCGATCAGCAAAAGGTCGCGGCTCGTCAAGGCTTCATCATGGCCAACCTCGGAGCGGCTAATGGCGACGCTGCTCGCACTGCCGATAGCTTTGCGAATCGCATGAAAATACTCAAAGCGACTTTGGTCAATTTTGCCGCTAGCATCGGCACAATTATTCTACCGTATGCTATCAAGCTCGCAGACATGCTGCAAAATCTCCTCGAACGGTTCCAGGGAATGAGCACGAGGATGAAGACAATCGTCGTCATCGTGCTCGCGGTCGTCGCGGCTATCGGTCCGCTGCTCCTCGCCCTGGGCGTGTTCGCGAGCGCGCTCTCCACGGTGATCGCCCTGCTCCCAAAGATCAAGATGTTCTTTAACGTTTTGCGCGCCGGGATGCTGTCGAGCCTCGGCCCTATCCTCCTCGTCGTCGCCGCGATCGCGGCGATCTACTTTATCTGGACACGGGATCTGTTCGGCATCAAGACGAAGATCACGAACTGGTTCAACGTGTTCAAGGCTCCGGGCGGCGGACTCGACCGGCTCAAGGCGAAGTTCGGAGAGTTCAAGGACACGCTCGGCGGGCTCTATCGCGCAGCCCTGCCGAAGATGAGGGCCGGCATCGATAGTCTCCGGCAGGCCCTTGTCGCGCTCTGGGACCGCGTCAAAGGGCCGCTAGGCTCGTTCGTGAAGCTCATCGGCGACGGTGTGGTGAAGGCCGTCCGGTGGGCGATGGACAACCTCTACCGCCTCCAGCCGCTTCTTGACGCGATCGGGGCGTACATCCACGCGGTCGTCGCCCTCGTTCGCGCGCTGTTTGCGGGCGACTGGTCGCGGCCCTCGAGGCGTTCCGGCTCGCCTGGGACGCGATCAAGGGGATCGCCTCCCGGATCGACTGGGGTGCGCTCGTCTCCGGAGCCGCGGGGCTCGGGTACAAGCTCCTCGGCTACATTGACGACCTGGGCGGCATCCTGTGGGGATGGGCGAAGGCGGGGGCGACGTTCCTCGCGATGAAGCTCGCAACGCTGTGGGATGACCACAAGAGCAAGATCGGCGAGGTCGCCGGGTTCCTTGTCAGCAAGATCGACGACGTCGGGCTCCTGCTCTGGGGATGGATTCAAGCCGGCGCGACGTGGATGGCCGGGAAGCTCGCCGGGCTGTGGGACGAACACGGGGACACGATCAAGCAACTCCCGGGACGTTTTGTCGCCGGGATAGGGGCCGTCGGTTCGTTCCTCTGGGGATGGTTAGAAACAGGCGCGAAGTGGATGGCGGGGAAGCTCGCCGGGCTCTGGGACGCGCACAAGCAGACGATATCGCAACTCCCGGGACGCTTTATCGCGGGGATAGGCGCGGTCGGTGCGTTGCTTTGGGGATGGTTAGAGACGGGCGCGAAGTGGTTCGCGAAAAAAGTCTCCGGGCTTTGGGATGCGCACAAGGACACGATCTCACAACTCCCCGGGCGATTTGTCGCGGGGATAGGCGCGATCGGTGCGCTGCTCTGGTCGTGGGCGAAGACCGGCGCGAAGTGGTTCGCCGGCAAAGTCTCCGGGCTCTGGGACGCGCACAAAGACACGATCGGACAGATCCCCGGACGGCTCATTACGGCGATGGGCGCGCTCGGTGCGCTGCTGTGGGGATGGGCGAAGACGGGCGCATCGTACCTCGGGACCCAGGCGTCGAAGATCTGGGACAACGTCAAGCCGCAGATCGCCGCGATCCCGGGCGCGCTAATCTCGGCGATGGGCGGGCTCGGCGGGAAGCTTTACGAGTGGGTGAAGGCGGGGGCGAGCGACGCCCTCGACTCCGTCACCGGCGCGGGATCGGACGCCCTGACGAGCATGCGGTCGATCGGCACGCAACTCGGTGCCGCGCTCAAGTCCGCCTTCAACGGTGCGCTATCGGGGATCGGCGACTACATCATCACGAAGATCAACGGCATCATCCGCACCGTGAACGGGTGGATCGAGAACGCGAACAGGCTCCCCGGCGTGGACATCCCCTACATCCCGACGATCGGCGGCGGGAGCACGATCCCCGGCGGCGGCGGTAGTGGCGGTGGACAGGGAGGCTTTGTCGCGCAGGCCCTCGGCATGGGTGGCGCGCAGGTGATCAACGCGACGATCAACATCAACGTGACCGGGGTCGATAGCCCGAAGACAGTCGCGCAGGAGGTCTACGCGACGTTCTCCCGCGAGCTCGGTCTGCGAGGTGCGATCTAATGGCCCTCACTACTGTCCGCTACGGCAGATACTCCGCTTCCGCCGAAGCCGCCTACGGCATCATCGGGACGTCCGCGATCCGCGCGTGCGTCTTCAACAGCGCGACGCAGAACGTCTGGGTGCACACGATCGGCGGGTGGATTCGGAAGAGCGGCTCGACGAACTCGACCGTCCGCTTCGGCCTCTACGGGACGACGAGCAACAACCCCTCGACCCGCCTGGGCTACACGTCGTCGATCTCCGTGACCTCGACGAGCATGACCTCGCGGACGGCGTCGGTGTCGGTGACCGATTCGTCGCCGCTACAGACCGCGATCAAGCTCGCCTCCGGCAGCCTGTACTCGATCGCGATCCTCTCGACAACGGCGAACACCGACCACTCGATGGTCGTCGCCGCGTCGATCTCCGCCACCAACGAACAGTTCTACAACAAGTCCGGGACGTCGCTCCCCGCGCCGTTCGGCACCTACACCGCCTCGACAGAGGGTCACATGACGGTGTGGGCGGAGGGATACCTCAACGTCAAGCCGGAGGTCGCGACCAGCCTGTCGCCGTCGGGGACGATCAACGACACCGCGCCGACGTTCGTCGCGAACTTCGAGGACCTGAACGGCGCATACGGCACGACCTCCGGGAACGGGGTCGACACCGGCGACCGGATGACGAAGTACGCGATCGAGGTCCGGACGCAGGGGAGCGCGACCGCCGACCGGTGGAGCGCGACCTACACGGCGACCGGCACCGAGCAAACGAACAACGCGATCGCCCGCGCCTACGGCGGCTCCACGCTCACCCGTGGCACGACCTACGAGTGGCGCATCCGGTTCTACGACGAGTTCAACGAGGCGGGCGACTTCACCGCGTGGACAGCGTTCACCCCGGCGAGCCTCGGCTACGTGACGACCGACGGCACCCCGACCGGGAAGACCGAAGACGATACCCCGGACTTTCAGGGCCGGTGGACTCACCAGTCCGGCACCTCGACGAACGCGGTGCAGATCAAGCTCTACGACAGCCTCGGCGTCCTCCTCAAGGACTCCGGCACGATCACGAAGACGGTGACCTCTTCGGCGTCGCCGGGGACCCTGTTCACGATCACCGCCGCCGAGTCGGCGTTCGGGTCGCTGACGTGGGGCGGCTCCTACGAGTACGAGATCCGGGGCCGGGACACGTCGAACAACTGGTCGAACTACTCGACGCCGCGCCGGTCGTTCACCGTCAACGCCGCGCCGTCGGTCCCGTCCTCCCTGTCGCCCAGCACCTCGACGATCTACACGTCCTACCCGCTGCTCACGTGTCAGGCGACCGACACCGACGACACGGTCGCGACCGGGCTCGAGGTGTCGGCACGGATCAAGAGCTCCGGCGGCACCGTCCTCTTCACGCGGGCGATGACCTACTCGACGGGGAACGCGCGGTGGGAGTACCAGACCACCGGCACCGACCTCGCGTCCTACGCGACCTACAAGTGGGACGCCTCCGCGTTCGACGGGACCACCTACTCCGGCGGCGTGACGTCGTCGGGGTCGCGCACCTGGTCGAGCGAGGGCACGTTCGTCTACGCACTCGGTCCGACGGTGACGATGTCGTCGCCGACCGACGGCTCGACGGTGACGACGTCCGCGCTCACGGTGACGTGGACGACGACGAACCAGGCGCAGTACCGCGTGCGGCTCTACGCCGACGTCGGCACGACCGCGCTCTACGATTCGGGGTGGACGGTCTCCGGCACCTCGTCGCACAACATCCCGTCGGGATACATCCTGAACGGCGTCTCCTACGATCTCGTGGTCGAGGTCGAGGATACGACGCCGCTCACCGGCTCCTCCGGTATCGTCGACATCACCGCCGCGTTCACCCCTCCGGCGACGCTGACGAACGTCGTCGCGTCGGCGATCAAGACCGTCGGCACGAACCCGTGGGCGACCGCGGTGTCGCTCTCGTGGGACCAGTCGAGCGACGCGAGCTTTGTCGAGTACATCGTCCGCCGCTCCGCAGAGAGCGGGCCGGACACTGCCGAGGTCATCGTCGCCCGGATCAGCGCGCAGACGACCACGACCTACACCGACTACACCCCGGCGAGCGGCGTCGAGTACACGTACGCCGTGTCGCAGGTCTCGAGCACGAGCGGCGAGGAGATCGAGTCGGTCCGGGAGTCGGCGAGCATCGAGCTCGCCTTCGGCGGGATCATGCTCACCGCCGTCGGCGCGGCGGCATCGACGACGCAGGCCGCGCTCCGCTACACCGCCGAACGCGACGAGCAGCGCGTGATCGACGAGACGGTCTACCAGCCGCTCGACGGTTCGAACCCGCAGACGATCCGCTCCGCAACGCGGTACCGGACGATCGCCTTCGAGGCGATGCTGCATCCGGACGACTACAGCACGGCGACGCAAAAGAAGGACGAGCTCGAGACCCTCGACGTCGCGAACGTCACGGTCTGCTATCGCGATAACCACGGGCGGAAGATCTTCGGACGGATCGCCGACCTCTCGTTCACCGATCAGGTCCCGACCTGGTGGCGCGCGTCGGTGGCGATCCGCGAGGAAGCCTATAGCGAGGCGGTGGTCTAGTGGCGCGGACGATCTCGACCACGCTGTGGAGGACCGACATCGACGGGAACCGGCTCGAGGATCTGAGCCGGTTCCTTACCGAGGGCTCCGTCGAGCTGAACACCGACCGCGTGTCGGGAAAGATGTCCGGGTACTTCTCGATCACCGAGCCCGATCGCATCCGCGCCTATACCGACTTCCTCGCGCCGACGCTGACGATCGAGTATGACGACGGGTCGCCGACGATCACGAAGTCGATCGGCTTCTACTCCACGCGCACGGCTCCGGCGACCCGCACCCTCGAGCGACACGAGGCGACGTTCGAGGTCGAAGACCTGACGCGGCTCCTGTCGCTGTCGGCGTACACGGCGGTCGACAACGTCCCCGCTTCGACGAACATTGTCACCGAGGTCGAGGCGACGATCGGCGAGGCGTCGATCACCCGCTACTCGCTGCCGACGACGAGCGCGACCACGCCGAAGGCGCTCACCTTCCCGATCGGCACGACGCGGCTCGAGAAGGTCAACGACCTCCTCGGCTCTATCGGCTGGTACGCGCTGTTCCCCCGTCTCGACGGGAAGCTCACCAGCAAGCCCTACATCGACCTCGCGAACGCGCAACCGGTGATGACGATCGGGGACGGCGACCTCCTCGCGCCTATCGACGTTCAGAGCACTGACCAGACGCTCGTGAACGTGGTCATAGTCATCCGCGACGATCCCGCCCAGGCGTCGCTCTACGCGGTGGCGCGGAACGACGACCCGGGGTCGCCGACATCGACGGTGTCGGTCGGCTTCGAGTACACCCGCATCGAGCGGGTCGGCGATCTCCAGACCCAGACCGAGGTCGATGCGCTCGCGGCCCGGCTCCTGCGCGAGGCCCGGACCTACTACCAGACGGCGACAGTCCGGGTGTTCCCCGACAAGGACTTCAGCGTCCACGAGGTCGTCGATCTTGCGCTGTCGGGTGAGCTTGCCGCGCTCAACGGGCGATGGTGGGTTCGCCGCTGGGCTCTCGGTCTCACCCCGGCGTCGTGCTACTACGATCTGGAGCTCAACCGCGTGACGACGGCGTCGGGGGGTGTGCTGTGACGAGTCTCGACGCGCTCAATCAGAGGATCGAGAAGCTGATCGACAAGCGGGTCGAGCGGTACGCGCCGTTCCGCGCCGTCGTCAAGGCGGTCGGCACCGGCGTCGTCACGATCCGCCGCGTCGGTGCGAGCGCGAACGACAGCGAAGAATACGCGCGCGTCGCCGGGTTCACGCTGCAAGTCGACGACGAGGTCGTCTGCATCGCCCTCAACGGGAAGCCGGTCGTCGTCGGGCGGCTTCAGCGTGGGGCGATCACCGACCTCGATCTCACGGTGCAGGATCTCACCGTCACCGGCACGCTCACGGGCGGCGGTGCCGGAGCGACGGGACCGACCGGACCGACGGGAC